CACCATCCTCCTGCCCGGCACCCGCGGCGCGCAGAGTTCGCTGACGCTCTACCATCAGGATTACGAGCAGGTCCAATTGCAGTTCGACGGCACCAACTTCCGCGTCACCGCGACGACCCCGGCGACCGCCTCGGCGAACGGCATGTTCCCGGCGACCGGGACGCCCGCTTCGAGTTCCGCCGCCTGCCAGACCGGCCAGATCGAATTCGATAGCAACTACCTCTACGCCTGCACCGCCCCCAACACCTGGAAACGCACCGCCTGGTCCACCTTCTAGGCAAGCGGCCGCGAAGCGGCCAAAAACCTTTCACCACGAAGGACACGAAGGACGCACGAAGCTACACGAAGGCAGCAGGGCGGCTGATTCGCCTTCGTGTCCTTTGTGAAACCTTCGTGCCCTTCGTGGTGAAAGATTGGTCTTTTTTGCGCGCTGGTGGCGCGCTCTTCTTTCTCAGGAGCACGAGCCCATGCCCGAAGGCGGCAGCCGCACGCCCCTCTCTGTCTCCTACAGCTGGAGTCAGCCTGGGCTGGAGACGCAGTTCGCCAGCGTGTTCCAGCCCGGCCACGGCATCTTCTCGCCCGGCTACCCGTTGGCCCCGCCGGAGCCCGAGCGGCTGCGCATCCGGGACTTCCCGGTCGGCGTCAACACGGTCTACACGCCGCGCGCCTACGAACCGATCTCTTTCGCCGAATTGCGCGCGCTGGCCGAGGCGCACGACATCACTCGGCTGGCGATCGAGACGCGCAAGGACCAGCTGGAAAAGCTCGACTGGACGATAAAGCCGCGCAACGCCAAGCGCCCGGCCGCCGACGCCACCGCGCGCGCCGACCGCCTCGCCCTGTTCTGGAGCCGCCCTGATGGCGAGCGGCCGTTCGCGACCTGGCTGCGCGAACTCATCGAGGATCTCCTGGTGCTCGACGCGCCGGCCCTCGAAATCCGCCGCAACCGCGGCGGCGACATCATCGGGCTCGATGTCGTCGACGGCGCGACGATCAAATTGCTGGTCGACGACACCGGCCGCCGCCCCAAGCCGCCGGCGCCGGCCTTTGAGCAGGTGATCCACGGCCGGCCGTGGAAGCTCCTGACCGCGGACGAGCTCCTCTACCTGCCGCGCAACCCGCGCCCGCACAAGGCCTACGGCTTTGGCCCGGTCGAGCAGATCGTCATGACGATCAACATCGCGCTGCGCCGCCAGGCGATGCAATTGCACCACTTCACCGAGGGCAACGTCCCGCCCGGCCTCTTGAACGCGCCGGACGGCTGGAATGCCGAGCAGATCCGCCAGTTCCAGGAATGGTTCGACAGCGTCCTGGCCGGCAATACCGCATCGCGCTCGCGCCTCGTCTGGGGCCCCGCCGGCACGAAATACCAGGCCTTCAAGGAAGCCCCCTACAAGGACGAGTTCGACGAGTGGCTGGCGCGCATCGTCTGCTACGCCTTTTCGCTGCCCGCGACCGCCTTCACCCGCCAGGTCAACCGGGCCACCGCCGAAACCGCGCAGGAGGCCGCGCTCGCCGAGGGCCTGGCGCCGTTGATGGGCTGGGTCAAGCGCCTCGCCGACCACGTGATCCAGGACCGGATGGGGCATGGCGATCTCGAATTCGCCTGGACCGATCTGCGCCCCGCCGACCCGGCCGAGCAAGCCAAGATGATCGACCTCTACGTCCGCGGCGGCGTCTACTCGGTCAATGAGGCGCGCGACATGCTCGGCTTCGACCCCGTCCCCGGCGGCGAGGTGCCTAGGATCTACGGCCGCGACGGCGCCCTCCCGCTCGCCGGCCGCTAACCGGCCCGCGCAGCGGGCCAAACACAACATTTCACCACCAAGTGCACGAAGGTTACACGAAGGACGCGAAGGCGGACCAGCTGCACAACTGCCTTCGTGCACCTTCGTGAGTCCTTCGCGTCCTTTGTGGTGAAGCGTTTTAAGCGCGCCTGCGGCGCGCGCTTTTTTTACGGTAATATCGGAGGCCGTTGATGCGCACTTCACTTGCAGCGCTGACGTTCGCGCTGACGCTAGCGTTCGTGCCGGCGGCAGAAGCCGCCGAGATCGTCGCGCCGTCCAGCGTGCCGATCAGGCAGACCGTCGTCACGCTCGCCGCCAACACCGACACGACGCTCGGGTCGAGCACCAGCCGCCGCTATCTGTGCCTGATGAACATCGGCACCGGGTTGTTGAGCCTGGGCTTCGATGCGGTGGCGGTCGCCGGCCAGGGCTGGGCGCTCGACTCCGGCGCGGCGCAGGGCCGGCAGGGCGGCTCGATGTGCTGGGAAAGCGCCATCGTCGCCGGCAGCGTGGTGCATGGGATCAGCGCCGCCGGGACCACCGTCGTCGTGCTGGAGGGCCGCTGACGTATCGCGTCATCGCCCTCGCTTTCGCGCTGGCGCTGGCTCCGACGCTGACCTTCGCCGGCGCGCAAAGCCCGCCCGGCATGGCAACCGACGCCGGCAATGCGAGCACCCCACGGACAGCGCGGCTCAACCTCAACCTGAACAAGAACGTCACCCCGGAGGACAAGGGGGCCAAGGGTGATGGCACCACCGACGACACGGCGGCAATCAACGCCGCTGTGTCGGATGCGCTGAGCCTCGGCTACAGCCTGTCGTTCCTGCACAAGACCTACAAGGTTACTTCGCAGATCACGATCGATGTCGGCACCTCGACCGCCAACCTGCAATCGGACGGCTTCAAGATCGTCCTGCCGGATGCCGGGATCGACCTCGACGGCCGCACGATCACCTCGGGGCCGACCCTGTCGATCATCTGCACCAACGCCGGCGCCGCCTGCAACAATCTGTGGATCGGGCCGGGCCGGATCAGCGTCAAGGGCGCGAACGCCACGGGGCCGGTGTTTCAGCTCGGCGCCAACGACCTCAGCGACAGCTTCACCATTTCGCAGATCAATTACCTGATCTGCCAGAACTCGGATGCGACGCAATCGACCACCGCGGCCGGCTGCAAGGTCAACAAGGTCGGGGCCTCGCATCTGCGCCTCTTTGCCTATATGGCGAACGGCAATGACGGCACCAGCAGCAGCGCCGCGGCCGGGGTCGAGCTGGTCCAGGTCATCCAATCCGACCTGGAAATCCAGTCGAACATGGGTGGCGCCTCGGCCAACGGCACGCCGCTCCTGATCTCCGGCGCCTCGATCGGCAACAACCTGCTGGCGTTCAGCGGCACCGCCGGCGGCACCTCAAACCCAGCCTGCATCGTCATCAATTCGGCCAACGCCAAGAACAACACCTTCCTCAGCCCCTATTTCACCGGCTGCTACAAGGGGGTCAACGCCACCGCCGGGGCCGGCAACCTGATCGCCAACGCCAATTTCGTCGGCGTCAATACGGCGATCCCCAATGACACCGGGCTCAATGGCGGGCTGCTCTACAAGCCGCAAGTCTTTGGCGCGATGTTTTCGAACTTGGCGCTGCCGAACACCAACTGCATCAATGCCGGGGTCGCCTATGTCACCTGCTTTGATGCCGCCGACAACAGCCAGGCGCTGTTTGTCGACGGCACCGCCAAGGTCTATCTCGGGCTGTCGAGCGGCCATAATTTGAAGGTGCTCAACAACACCGGCGGCAACCGCTTCGACCTGACCAATGTCGGGGTCATGTTCAAGTCGAACTCGCCGGCGCAGAACACCTCGATATCCCAGGCCTCGGGCGACTATTACCTGAGCATCGACACCTCGGGCGGCGCGGTCGCGGTCACCCTGCATTCTTCGCCCAATGCCGGGGAGACCGCCTTCATCCTCGACAAGACCGGCAACGCCGCCACCAACAACATCACGGTCGCCCCGACCGCCGGCAACATCGACGGCGCCGCCAACACGACGGTCAAGACCGCCTATGGCTGGTGGTGGGGCTTTTACGACGGCGCCAAGTGGAAGACCGTCTCGACCAGCGACTATGCCGGCGCCCAGATCACTTCCGGCACCGTCGCCTATGCTCGCCTCCCGCCCTTCGCCACCGCGCAGTCGCAGCCCTCCAACCCGACCGGCACCACCGACACCACCGGCAAGATGATGGGGCTGGCGGGTTCGATCACGCCGACCGCCTCGGGCAAGATCCTGCTCGTCATCTCCGGCACGATCTTCAACCCGACCGCGATCGCCGACGGCGCCAAGGTGCAGGCGAGCTATGGCACCGGCACCGCGCCGACCAATGGCGCGGCGATCACCGGCACGCAATGCGGCGGCCGGCCGCAATACATCGCCGCGACCACCGCCCAGAAGGCGCCGTTCTCGGTCAATTGCGTGATCACTGGGCTCAGCGTCAGCACCGCCTATTGGCTCGACGTCACCCTGGCGGCGATCACCGCCGGCTCCGCGACGATCAACGATGTCAGCGTTTCCGCGCACGAGATCAACTGAGCCCCCACCTGGCGCCCCAACGAAAAGGATTTCCGATGCGTTTCTACTGGCCGATCGCCAAACTCGATCACGCAGAGCGGATGGTCTGGGGCTATGCCTCGACCGAGGCCGAGGACGACCAGGGCGAGGTGATCCGGCGCGAGGCTCTCGAAGCCGCGCTCGCCGACTACATGCGCTTCGCCAATATCCGCGAGATGCACCGGCCCTCGGCGGTCGGCGTCGCCACCGAGGCCCAGGTCGACGACAGGGGCCTCTATCTCGGCGCCAGGATCGTCGATGCCGAGGCATGGCGGAAGGTGATCGAGGGCGTCTACAAGGGCTTCTCGATCGGCGGCCGGGTCACCGCCCGCGACCCCGCCGACCGCAACATCATCACCGGCCTCAGCCTGACCGAGATCTCGGTGGTCGACCGCCCGGCCAACCCCGAGGCGGTGTTCGATTGCTGGAAGCGGGCCGCGGCCGGTTCATCCGCCGACGAAAACGCAGAGGACATGACCCAGCCGACCGAACCGACGGAACCTGCCGCCGAGCTGTGCGGCGGCGCCGTCGACTGCGCCGATCCGGGCTACCAGGCCGATGGCCGGAGGCGCTACCCGATCGACACCGAGGCGCAGATCCGCGCCGCCTGGGCCTATATCCACCAGCCCGGCAATGCGCGGCATTACACCGAGGGCCAGTTGGCCCGGATCGAGGCGCGCATCGTCGCCGCCTGGCAAGAGAGGATTGACCCGGAGGGCCCGCCCGCCGCCGCCGCGCCGACCGCACCCGGTGCTCCGGAGCTGGCCGCCATGGCATTTGCCGATACCCTGCGCAAGGCGTGGCAGCCCGATCTGGCGCCGCTCGGCGCGGCGCTCGCCAAGCTGGCCGAGGACCTCCTGCCGCGCCTCGACGCCTTGCAGAAGCGGATCGAGGAGATCGCCCAGACGCCCTTGCCGCCGCTGACCATGGCGCGCGGCGTCACGGCGCTCGCCAGGCGCGACGACGGCAATGGCGGCCTCACCTCGCCCGAGGATGTCGTCGCCGCCCTCGCCCGGATGAGCGATGAGGAGCGCACCCTCGCCTTGATCAA